GTCGTCCTATAACCCGAGGTTCCGCGTACGACGTACGCATCGACCGGGTTTTCCTCCCCCATCCTAGCCGCAACGGCATAGTATGGAATGAGGACGTCGGAGAACAATTCCCGAGCATAACGCTTGGGTTTACCTCTCCTACTTCGGAAATAGCCTCCTGCCCAACCATCACCTGCAGGCCTCAACGTATAGGTGCCGATCAAGTGACCGTCACCATACCCGTCAGGGCCGAACAGACGATGGGTCTTCAAGGTCCGAGACAAACAGATCCTTGCTAGGGATCGCTCGCCCTTCCTCATGAAGAAATTATGGGCTATGTAAAGAGACCTCTCGGACATCTCATCTCTGAGATACCAAGGTCGGACATCAAAGCCATAGAGCCAATCGGCGCCGCAACTTTCACGGAAGTAGCCCCTGCTGAACGACTTCTCAGAATTAACCGAGAAGCCGCACCAGTTTAGGACTTCGACCAAGAAATGGTAGGCGTCTACAGGGACGATGATATCATCCCCGAATACAGAGATCGGCTCACCTACGAGGCCCAGGTAATCGCACACAGAAAGGGCCAGAGAGTAAAATATTAAGCTCTCCAGCTCAAACGTGTACGCGTTGCCCATCGAACTGAATTTCTCCAGTTCGACGACACCAGCCGGGGTCTCGACGCACTCCGAACGGAAGCGGTTCAATAACTCGAACCACCCATGCGGAAGTAACGACATGACCAGTGCATATGACACAGTGTCAGAGGCACTACTGAGGTCTATGGTAGCTAAACTGCTATCAACAGACCCCTGTAATGCATAACGCTGGTTTACTGACTGATCACGGAGGTTGACACCAAACAGACCGAGCCGTTTCTTCATGTAGGAACCTATACCCTTTTGCCCTAAGGCATTGAGCGAAGGCTCCACACAGATGGTCCGATCTGTCCTAGATGTCTTTGGCACAAAGCCAAGTCTAGCGGGCCGTACTTCTACGTTGACTCGCCAAGCATCTTGAAGATGCTCAGTAGCCACGCGGTCGCACCAGAGGGGAAATTCTTCTAAGAATTCCCCAAGCCCTTCAACAAGGCTCTGACTACACTGCATTGGCGCTGCAAGCTTTGTTCGAAAGCTCGCTACACGCCCCACGACATTGGTCGAGGCTCCGGGTCCGAACAAGAATGGCAAGTCCGCGTACGAAGGTACAGGGCCAAGGATAGAAGCGATTATTCGTTGAGCAGTGTACAATACACCGCCCACGTCCCATTCGGGACGCTTCGACCATAGCCTTTCGTTCGTTTCGCGGCATCTTTGTTCAGCTTCCATAAACTTACGTAACGCTTCAGCCTCTTTGTCGTACCCCAGATCGAGGAAACCTTGTTTTTCAACAAGGGCCTTTATCTGGCGCGCGTACAAGTAGTCCTCTACGTCACCTTCGTCAACCGTGACTGGGTCGAGCTTACGCTCTATCAGTTCGCGGTAGGCGCCCACTGTATTTAACTGCACAAGCGCATCGAGCGCCTGAGCACGTGGGCCACCCAAAGAAGCACATTCGCGAGAAAGTTCCCGGATAAAGGCTAGGGTTTCCCCTAAACCTTTACTTTCGTCGAACTCCATTGCGTACTCCTGCTTTAGAGGGGTATTATGAAGTAGCCACTAGGGTCCCCCCTAGTTCGGCTGGATGAGGCTAATAAACGCCTGCGTAATCGGAAGCACAGAACTTTTCCATGCATCCGCCGCCGCATTGTTTGCCAAAGTGCCTGTATTGGTGGTGCTGGATGCACCCTGGGCAATACCGCACAACATCCGCAGGACATTCGCTCGGTCCGCGATAGTAGATCGCGCCGAGCAAATGACAGTGACCCAGCCGACGTTGGTATAAGCCACCGCCGGAGGAGCCACGTACCCTGCAGATGTACCCGACGCACCGAGAGTCTCCATCACGGGGACCTCGAGCTTCGCACTTGCCTTGTAGTCCCCTGACTTCAACTTCTCGATCGAAAAGGTCAGCCGAGGCTGGCCATCGACCGGGACGTTGGCCACGGCAGCACGCCAGAAAGGAACAGGCGTGTCCGTGACTGGGACCAAGGTGAACTCTGTCGGAGTTCCGTCGTCTTTGACGAGAAGATTCGTCATTGCACCCATTTGGGTATACTTCCTTCATAATGTTAAGAACCTAGGCCAAACTTCCTCAGGTCTTCATCTAGCAAGTCGCCCGCAATGGGTAACTCATAGACTAGACCAGCGTCAAGAAGAGCGCGGATAGCGCCCCCCATGCACACAACGAGGTCGGCCACATCCTCTTCGTCAAGGCCAAGCTCATGGCATCGCGCCACGAGTCTGTCCCTAGCGAGGTCCGTGTACGGAACAGTATGCCCGATGAGGGAATGCTGAACCGCCCACGAAAGCTTACTTAGGATATCAAAACCTTTGCAGGCTTCTTGGAAATAGTCGACTTTACTCATATGCATGGTTTCCTACGCTTTAGTTAAGAAGGCCTAGAGACGGCATAGTCTGTCTAAGACCATACCAGATAGGACACAATCACTTCAAGGCTTGATGGATCAAAGCCACCGCGTTCAGCAACCTCTTCGGCGATAAAGCCTTAGGGACGCTGTTAAACGTTGGCTTCGGCACTGCAAGGGAAGTCGATACCGTACGTGATATACGGAATATGCGCTCTCGCCCACGGGCGAGGCCATACCTCCAGTTTTCACCAGAGGGGTCTAACACATTGACCTTCGACGGACCCTTGTTACCATACCTTCGTACCGTGAGGAACCTACCGTTCAGAGCTGGGATTGTTTGCCAGACTGACAGGTAGGTGCCGATCGGGATAAACCAATCGACAACGAAGGAATAGGGGACAACTTCCCACGCGATTTGCACAGGATCAACAAGCCCCAACGACCTACCAACCCCTATGTTCTCAGATAGTTCCGTATAAATACGGACTGAGTAAGACAGCCAAGCTGTCGAGGAGTAAATAGGAGTAGTTGAAGCATTGTAGCTGCCTCTCTTAGTGCCGATTGATGTAACAAACCTGAACACCCGTGGACCAGTTAAAGCCTCGAGAGCCTTAGCGGCTTCGAAACTCTGACTGACCATAGGTAACCAGGCGTATTGCATCTCTAGCCACCGACCAGATACGTCTAGCGCGTTGAGGCGTCGAGTAACGCCGCGCGCACGACGACCGGTCACCCCGAGGTACCTCAAGCCGTTGCCTATTCGGCCGTGCTTGAAGTTCACCAGGGCTGCCCCGATAGACTGGAGATTACCGAGGATAGTTTTGTAGGACTCTCGACTCTCAGCTAAATTAATGCCGAGGTCGAAGGAATGCCCCCTAACTTGCTCCGCTAGCTTTGAAAGCAAGCGAAGCTCGTCGTTGGCACTCCATCCTACTATATTCTCCACGGTCGCCCCTACGTGATCTTGAACGTAGATAGGCCAATGTACGTAGTCGCCCCACGAGGCCTTCACGGCCGTATTGTGGCGTTCGCGATTATACATTGTGTAGTTGTTCCACTTGATCCGGTTCCCACCGGGCCAAGCTTCGGTCTTCCCGTTGCCACCACTCCAAGTTTTCTCGGCATAATCAACCGAGCCTACCTTGAGCGGAGCAAAAACGGGACTACCGGCGGACCAACTCCCAGTCGTCATGAGACTTCCTATTAAAAGTTACGGAGCAGTTAAGAGGACACGTACAATTTGAACGAGGCTGTTTCCGCCGTCGGCAATTAAGCCAGGCTTCAATAGCAGCGTCAATGTTGTACCAACGGTAAGGGATAGCCAACCAAGCCTGCGAATTAACGCAAGCCTGGCTCTCGCTCGACACGAAGTCGAACGACATTTGGACTCCCGCACCATTCCCATAAAAGGGCTCCTCCATAACAACTCCTATGCTCTAGACAGGAAAGCCTCTAAGCGCCAACTGGCGGCTAGCTGACTAGGCTAGCGACGTGCCCCCCAC